TTCTGATGTTCAGGTTTTAAAGGACGATGGAAAGTTAGTAGGTGCAATAGACATGAACGATCCTAGTCGGCACTTTATTATAGATATGGACGATTTCGATAGTAAATTAGGTATTATTGAACCCCATGAAATGGCTATGGCTGCAGATCCTAGAACAGCGGGCCAACTAGATCGCAAAAGGAATTGGGGTAATAGGATCGAGAAGCTTGTACAAATACAACAAGGTCAAATAGAAAAAGAAAAATTTGAAAGGGTTAGAAAATATCCTGATATTCCTTCCCGTCAGTCAGTAGTATCAAAACCTGCTTCTGATGGTAGAGAAGACTACCGATCTTCATATGATATAGGGGTATGGACTCCTCCACCTACATCTGGTGCTGGACCAACTCCTATCAAAAGGGCAGAACCATTTGCACAAGAACCTGCCGCCCCCGATCTGAAGCCCCCGGCAGTTTCCACTTCTGGCGTAGCTACTACTCGGAGTGTACCGGTGGCACCAGAATTTTCTATTGATGGTATACCCACTGAAGAGTTCGGTTTTCCAGATTTTAACACGATGAAGCTGGCGCATATCAAGATGTTGATGAGTGCTCGAAGAAAGGGCCCAGATAAATTTGCTGTTGCTTTTAAACGCTTACAGGTGATGTTAACTTCAGATTATACCGACATGCTTATGCAGACTCTAGACGAAATCGATAGGTCAGTGGCTGAAGATAAAATTGCAATTTCCAAAAAAAGTATGCAAGTAGGAGGACAAGTCCCCCAAATAAACCAATCTGGATTTATTGAAGGCCCAGGCTCTCCTGTTAGCGATAGTATTCCAATGCAAGCTGAAGCTGACTCCTTTATTGTAAATGCACCTGCTGTACAGATGGCAGGTGGGCCGAATAAGCTAAATGCTATGGTACAAAAAACAAACCCTAAAAAAGGTACAAAAACCCCTACTAGCCCCCAATCTATAAATGTATCAAATGGTGAATATAAAATAGGCAAGCAAGATGCACAAAAGATTGGTTACAAAAAATTAAATAAAATGAATGATGCGGGTAAACCGTTTGTAGATCAGCTTGATCAGAAGGGTTATGCGGGTGGGGGTATAGTAGATGATTTATATGAAAAATTAACTGATGCAGAAACTATGGCAGAAAACAATAAAATGATAAGAACTAGAGAACCTGATAAAGAAGTTGGGCTAGGATCTTCAGCGTATGGACCTGTACAAATAACTTTAGGATTAGTAGAAGATTTTAAAAAAAGAAACCCTGACGAATATAAAAGTATGAAAACATATGTAGATAAATTTGTTAAGCAAGCACATAAATTTTTATTACATGGAGATCCTTCAAATAAAAGAAAAGTAGTCGATCCCAATTATATAGATAAATATAATAAGTTATATCCTCAAGATAAAATAACTAAAAAAACTGCTAAAGATTCTCGATATGATTATGGAGGAGTAGGAGAATTAAGTGAAAATGAAGAAGAATATAAGAAATTAGCTAAAAGTTTAATCCGAATGAAATTGGAAGGTATCGAAGATGATATTAGTAAATTTCCTCAAGCATGGAGAGGCTTGAAACCTGATGCTGATTGGATGAAAAGATATAATTTAAAACCGATTAAAAAATCAGATCCTTTTAGTTATGAGCCTTCACTGGAAAGACCAGAAGTATCTGTAAAACCTGCTCCCCTTGAACCCTATGTAGCAGTAGAGCTGGAAGCTCCAGCGAACCTTCCAAATGGGGGATTTGTAAATTTACCAGAAGGTAATACAGAAGTAGACTTTGATGAGAGGGGTAATCCACTGTATAGGCACGGTCGAGTGCGTGGAAATCCCTATTATGGGCCTGGATCGGTTAAGCAGCATACTATACAGCGTATGCAGCAGCTTGGCATTGATCCTAATTCTCCAGGGGCTATGGCTGAGTTTATGGAAAGAAGTCCTAGAGGTCTTGAAATATGGAAAGAAAATTTACCCGGAAGACACTATTGAACGGCAATATAGAAAAGGATTAGAAGAGGGGGATATAATAAGAGATACTGCAGGAGGATCTGCATCTCCTTATATGTCTCCCGATGAAAATAGACTAGGACGGCTACCTGCACAATAATAGCGGCCCCGTCTTTCAACAACCTGCAGAGGCTACCCAGCAAAGCTGGCCCCAAAGGAGGAACTATGACTGATAATACTACTGAAGTTGAAGAAAGTGAAGTTAACGAGCCTACCCCATACGAAAATGAATACAAAAAGCATTTGAATGATCCTGATACACAGGACACTTCTCAAGAAGAAGCTACTCCTGTACAAGAAGGATTTCTAAACCAAGAAAGTAAGCCAGAACACGACTATAAAAAGAGATACGATGATTTAAAAACCCATTATGATCGAAAGCTCAATGAATGGAAGCAAGAACAAGAAACTTTAAATGCACAGTTAAGGGCAGATAATCCTCAAAATGTAAATGTGCCGAAAACTGCAGAAGAGTTAGAACAGTTCAAGCAAAATTATCCAGATGTCTATGATATAGTCGAAACTATCTCGATGCAAAATGCTGACTCTAGAGTTCAAAATATTGAAGAGCGTCTACAAGTTCTAAAAGAACAAGAACAGGATGCTTTAAAGAGAACAGCCGAGCAAGAGTTACTTTCTTTACATTCAGATTTCTACGAAATAAAAGAAGATGAAAATTTCATAGAATGGTTGAAAGACCAGCCTGAAAGTATTTCAGATGGTGTACTTAAAAACGGTACAGACTTTAAATGGGCCGCTCGTGTAATTGATCTTTACAAAGCGGATGGTGGTACTGTTCAGAAAACAAACAAAAGTAAGCCCTCAAAGGCTGCTGAATCTGTAACCAAAACTCAAAAACGAACTGTACAAACCAAAGGGAATAAGAAAACTTGGTCTTTACAAGAAGTTGAAAAGATGAAGCCTTGGGAGTTTGAAAAATATGAGAAGGATATAGATTTAGCTAGGCGAGAGGGTAGACTTGAACCTTAACTAGGAGGAATAAGTTATGGCTTTTTCCAGTGCTGGTGGGTACGCTAGTCTTCCAAACGGAAACTGGGTACCTGCTATTTATAGCCAAAAAGTTCTTAAATTCTTCCGCACGGCCTCGGTTGTTGAAGATATTACAAACACCGACTATGCAGGAGAAATTGAAAACTTTGGCGACACGGTTAAAATCATCAAAGAGCCTACCATTACTGTCTCCTCGTACACTCGCGGTTCAGTTCTAAGTCCCCAGGACTTGCAAGATGACCAGCTAACTCTGGTAGTTGACCAGGGCAATGCTTTTGCTTTCAAAGTCGATGACATTGAAGAGCGGCAGAGCCATGTTAATTGGGAATCTCTTGCTACTAGTTCTGGTGCTTATGCACTGAAGAACGAGTTCGATACTAACGTCATTGCTGCTATGGTTTCCGGTGCGGGAACTACAGTTGGTTCTGACGGTTCGGGACAGGATGTTGGTCATGCTTCAGGTGAAATTGACCCTGTGAATATCCTAGCTAATCATGCTAGGCGTTTAAACTCAAATGATGTACCAGAGGAAAATCGCTGGTTTCTAGCTCCACCGCAATTCTGGGAGCAGGCTGGACAAACTTCCAGTAAGCTCATGGACTCGTCGGTGACTGGGGATAGCGTTTCACCTTTGCGTAACGGCAGAATCCATGCGGGTAAAATCCAGGGATTTTCATGCTACATGACTAATAACTTTGCTGCTTCTTCGACAAGTAACTACTACAAGGTCTTGTCAGGCCATATGTCTGCAGTTTCTACTGCTTCGCATATTGCTAAGACTGAAGTAGTTCGCGATCCTGATTCCTTTGCGGATATCGTTCGTGGATTGCATGTCTTTGGGCGTAAAGTTATTCGGTCTAAGGCATTGCTCGTTGAACACATCCTAATTGATTAAGGGAGGAATTAAAAATGGCTACTTATGATCATACAACCGGTCAAGGTACTGCTGGACATCCCTCTCGTAAAAGGGGTGTTTACGTCCTTGAAAAGACTGTCGATATCGCTGCTGTTTGCACGGCTGGCGGTATCAGTGCGTTAACTGCTGATGATATCATTCAAGTGATTGATATTCCGGCTGAAGTCTATATTATCCATGCTGGTGCAGAGGTTATTACCGCTCTTAATGGTACTAGCCCTGTTCTTGACATTGACTTTGCTGCAGGTGATGACTTTGTAGATGGGCATGATGCTTCTTCTACTGGTTACGCTGCTGCAGGTTCTAATGGTCATGTGGATTATACGGCTGTTACTACTTTTTCCAATCGTGTTACTGCTACAGATACGCTTGATGTTAAAGTAGGTGCAGGTGCGAATGACGTTTCAACTGGTAAAATTCGAGTATATGTAATTCTTGCAGATATTTCGGGTGTAGATGAAACTGATCCGCTTCAAGCAGTAACATTCTAAACTGGATTGGGGAGGGACTAGTTCTCTCCCCATTCTACCTAAAATATAATTCAATTATTCAGTACTTGCTGTAACAGGAGTACTGTATAGATCTACAGGAGATTAATATGAATGATTTATCAAAAATGTTCATTGGTTTTGATCGTATGTTCGACCAAATGTTTATGAATGTAAATAAAACAACCTATCCACCTTATAATGTGGAAAAAATAGAAGATAATGAATATAAATTATCAATGGCTGTTGCAGGATTTTCATCTGAAGACTTGACAGTTACTATAGAAAAGAATACACTTAGTATATGTGCTACCAAACAAGAAAAGAGTAATTGTGATTATACATGGAAGGGTATTGCTAATAGAAGTTTTCGTAAAGACTTTTGTCTAGCATCTAACATGGAAGTTAAAAACGCCAAATTGAAAGATGGGCTGCTGGAGATAGACTTAGAAAAAGTTATTCCAGAAGAAGACAAAGAGAAAATAATTACAATTTCAAAGGAGTGAATAATGAAAATACTTTCTGCTGTTCTATTATCTATAGCTATTACGGTAGCTTCAACTGCAGCATTTGCCAATCCTAAAAAAAGTGGAATTGTTCCTGAACAAGAACACCTTGAAATGTTGTACCCTACTGTTCTTGTAAGGTTAGGTAACGGGTCAGGGTCTGGGACGGTTATCTATTCTGAACAAAATGAAGAGCTTGACTATGAAAGTTATGTTCTAACCAATTGGCATGTAGTTCAAAATTATGTACAATTGAACAAAGTTTGGAACTCTGAGAAAAAAGAACACATAGAGGTAGAGAATAGACGGCCTGTAAACATTGATTTGTGGGAATACAATAATTTTAGTATAGCGGTAGGAACTATTGGTAGGATTGCTAATATTGTAGCTTACGACAAAAGTAGGGA